CCTCATATTGGCTACGTGGACCGTCCAATAAAAGCGCATGTCCTCGGAACCCACCTGCCAAAAGTAATCAAGTATCTCAGGATGGTGTCCGGGAGTATCGTTCCAATACTTCATGCCGCGGGTATCTCCTACTTGAGACACACCGCACATGAATGGCGAATACTCGCTGATGACTATATCGTACCCAAGCCACTTAGCTACGCCGATGAAAAAGTTCCGATCTTGCGCTCCCAGCAGGGTGATCTTCAAAACTAATATCGCGCGGCGCTGCTCGATTGTATCTGTCTTTGGGAAGCACGGGTCAGGAAGTCCCCACGCGGTCTCCCATGAATCTAGCATCTCAAAAGTCGTGCGCGGGTCCGACTCAATCTCCAGAAAGTCCGCTGCGCGTCCGTCAACGTAGCCAAATATATTCGCCAGACCCTTAACCAGACGCATCAACGTGGACCATTCGTCACGCGGCCACGCGGGTCCCGTAGGCAGCAAGTCGGCTAGCAGCCCAGCGTAGTCTTCGCCGGTGCGCCGAATATGCCGGTCAGGCTCCAGCATAGATTATTGATCCTAGTATCGGGAGATGACCTGGCGTCGGAGCGGCCACAGTCTCGTATTGTAGTTCATGATGGGCCTCGCCCATCGCGTTCGTAATCGCCGAATCAACCCACGATCTATAAATTGTAGCTCCGGGATACGCTTGCTCCAAGAACATCGTCCGCATTTCGTCTTCAATTGACGCTCGCGTAGCCGCATTATCCGTCGCCAACCCGCTAATGTGCATGTCGATTGGAAACGGAATAGGCGCGAGCGTAAAGCAATCCTTGACAGCTACAGGACGTTTAGCATCAATCCATTCTGATACCATCAGAACATCTTCCGCGAGCGGAACCCCATTGTTGTTCGCTCGCACGATGTCCATCATGAATCTGATCGAGACGGTCCCCACCCCCATGGCGTTAGCTTCCGCCCACGCTCGCGTTACGCCGCTGACTTCCAGGGCCCAGTGTACATAATCCTCCTCCGAACCTCCCATTGGAGGTTGCTGAATCCTTTCCAGGACCCGCACACGAAGGTCGTCATCAGTCTCGATGTCGGCGCCACCTTGGAAGTTATCCTTCGCAATCGCTTCGCCATCCACTCCGTCAATAGCTACGTCAAATTGTAGTACATCGCCGACTATTAGGTTACCAGCAGCGCCTGGATCGAGCGCGCGTACATCAACGTCAGACCCGCTACCGGAGACCGTAACGGCAGTCAGGGTCTCGAAGGCAGTCGCGGCAGTTGAAGACGATAATTGAGCAGCCGCAGGGACGATCATCCCTTGCGTACCAAATACAGTTACCGTTCCGTGAGCATACTCCGCTGCCTTGCGTCCACGCGAGCCATCGGCGTTTGTAAGCCAGAGCGTACCATGTCGATCTAGCCACTCCGTCTCCGCCGTGTCTGGCATCAATTGTTTAGCTAGCCAGTCGATGTAGCGTAATACGAGGTGAGCGAGACCCGATGTCGCGTCCGATAGAACGCGAAGCATCGAGTTACCCAACGTCGCTGCGGCATTGAGCGCCGCTAGGAGACGTTGTTTTGAAACGGTCACCGTCGCCAGCGCGCCAGCGATACCATCGCGCGTCAGCGCGCGCACGTCCCGCAGGCTAGGCGTCTTCCAAGGCATCAGGAATATTCCTGTGTGATGTACGGGTCTTCCCAGGCGATTGTTCTGATCTCATCCCACAGGTTCTGGAATTGAAGCGCGATAGCCGGAAGCGGACCGCGATACATCGTGAAGCTGACCTGTATCGTTTCCTGATCGGTACGCTCCGCGTAAACATCGACAGCAGTACAAACTCCTTGGTCGATGAAAGGCTGAAGCGCCTCCCGTGTGTACATCTCCGCGCGGCCTAGCGTAGAACCTATGCGAGCCTCGATTGGCGTGATCTTAGCTCGCATCAACTCCCAGAGCCGCGACCCGATAGGCCAACCGTTGTGAAGCAACTCGGCGTCTAAGTCGCCCCACCATCCGCGCCGATCAACTACGCCATCAGGACCTAACAGGTCAGGCAAATCGTCATCCGGTTCTGCCAGTCGATCCGTACCAAGCGCGATTAGCAAACTCGTTGCTAGCTCCTGGGTCTCATCAAGCGTGCCCATCGGCTTCAATAGAATGTCCATCGTCACTAATGGCTGGAGTGTAACGATGTTGACGATACGAACATCAGTCATCGTTCAACGTCCCCAAGTAAACCAAGCTTGACCGCCAGCGCCATTTCCTACTACCCCATCAACGCTAAGTCCGCCCTGTCCTGGCGCGTTACCATTAGCGTGTCCCGAACTAATTGATTGAGCTGCTGCGCCCATCTGCGTCGCAGGTATCGAAGCTACACCGCCGACGAAAGTACCAGGAGAGCCAGTCACGTTCACGTCGCCACCTGTCGCTGTCCCAGGAGCAAGAGTGTTGAACAATGATTGGGAATTATTCGCGATCAAATCGCCCACTTCCCACGTATCAGGATAGGGCGGAGGCGGAGACGCTCCGGGATATTTTAGCAGCCGTGTGTACGAGGCTCCAGTTACAACATAGAGTGTCGCCGCCAAAC